TCCAAAATCGCGCCCGTGAAATTCATGCAGTGGAACCTGAACGACTACTGGAACATGGGGCAGGACTCGGCGATGTTTTCGCTCCTGCCGATCACGATGACCGATCCGCTTGCGAACCCGAATTACGCGAGCATGGTGATCGGCCTCGCCGCGGTGTGGTCGGTCGATCCGAACAAGACCAAATTCGCCTCGATGCCGCAACTCTACAAGGAGGCGCTGCCGCTTTGCGACACGATCAAGCGCCAGATTTGGGAGTCGATGGACGTGAACGAACTCATGATGGGGAAAATGCCTCAAGGGCGAAAGAACAACCAGTTGATGGGCCAGATGCAGCAGGAGTCGATGACGAACATCATGGACGATTCGGAATACTGCGAGGAGGCGATGCTCACGCCCCTGGTCGAGCGGCTTTTCGAGTACGACACCCAGTTTCGCACTTCCACTTTAAGCGTGGTCACCAAAGGCGAGATCGGCGTCAAGGCGAAGATGACCGAGATCAAGCCGCAGCAGTTCGGCGAACGCTACCGCTTCCAGTGGGCCGGAACGACGATCGTCGCGGGCCAGCAGCAGCAACAACTCCAGATCGGATTCATGAACGTGCTGCGCGGCATCCCGCCGCAGCAACTGAACGGCCGGCGCGTGGACGTGACGCCGATCCTTGAAAAACAGGTCGAGGCATTGTTCGGAGCCGAGATGGGCCCAAAAATCCTGATCGACGAGCGAAACATGTTCACGGTGGACGCCGATACCGAAAACCTGATGATGCACAACAACCTTCCGGTCGATGTCCACGAAGCCGACAACGATCAGGAGCACTTGCAGAAGCACTTGCAGGGCGCGCAGTTGACCGGCGACCCGAACGGGCGGTATCGTGCGCACATCGCAAAGCACACGATGGCAATGCAGATCAAGCTGCAAAAGCAGATGGCGCAACAGTCGGGCGCGCAAGGGATGCCCGGCGGTTCAGGGCCCGGTGTGCCCGGTTCACCGCGCATGGGCGCCGCGCCCGCAGGGCCGAAGGGACCGCAGCAGCCCCCCGGCATGATCCACCCGGACGCAGCCGCCGCACCCGGACGAGGATAGGAGAGCGACATGGACTCAGCACTGCCATTCAGGCCGCAGGGAGTGGGCGGACTCATCGCCGTCAAACCCGCACCCACCGCAGGATTTCAACCTTCCGGGCCGAACTCCGGAGACGTGTGCTACCTCGTCTATAACCCCGCGTCACAAGTCGATGCGTTTATCGGCTACGGTCCGACCTCGGCCTCGGCCGTTGCAAACGCCGCCGTTCCTTTGGTGCTGTCCTCTCCGGTGGTAGCCACTGGGCAAGGCGGAGGGATGTTCGTCGCCCCGACCGGAACTCTCCAAGTTCTCGCGCTCTCCCCCAACCTATTTTTTGCAGGCGCGGGACTTTCCTCGTGCTCGGTATGGATTCAGCCGGGCTTCGGGGTGTGATGCCCGATCACGTCCCCGACCCTTACGAGTCGGACGACGAGGACGGTTTTCCGTGGGACGCGGATCGCGGTCTGCCGTTCGGTGACGGGGAGGAAGAATGACGCAACCCGGATGGCAACCGCCGGGTAATTCCGTCGCCGTCACGGTCGGTGCTTCGCCGTACCAGTTTCAAAGCACTGTCCCCGGAAATATCACGGTCAATGCAGGCACCGTATCCATCATTGAAATTTCCAGAGACGGGACGAACTTCTTCGCGACCGGCCTCCTCGGCGGAATGTTCTTCCTCTGTCCCGGAGATTTCATACGCGTCACCTTTATCGTGGCGCCAACCATGACGTGGTTCCCGATATGAACTGCTTGGGTGTGCCGGTCGAGTACGATCCGAACCTGCAATCGGTTTCGATCACGCTTGTCAATCGCTGGTGGTGGCCGTGGAAATTCATGACCGCGCCCGGACTCATCCAGACGCAAGGAATCCTGTGGTGGAAGAAAATCGTGATCGGGCGCGCGTTCAATGCGTTCCCCGAGCGCGAGCGCGAAGCGATCCTCCTGCACGAAGTAGCGCACGCGAAACTTCTGCATATCGAAAAGCGCATCCTCGCCGCGTGGCAAATCGTGTTTGCACCTCGAGCGTTCGTGCAACTTTGCGTCACGCAGGAATTTCAGGCCGATTGGTTCGCAGCCGAGTGCAATCGCGGAATCGAACTCGCGAGTGCCCTGTCGCGCATGAAAACCGACGCGCGTGCGTCCCTGCATCCTGCGGTCGATGAGCGCGTTGCGAGGCTGGTCGCATGGCGCTCAAAGGTGTAATCCAGGGAGCGGCGGGAACAGGCGGAGGGCAGCTTTCCGGGAGCGGCGTCACTTCGGTCGGCCTGACCGGCCCCGCTCCGTTCATCACCGGCCCGGCGGTCACTTCGTCCGGGAACCTCACCTTCGACTTCAGCGGCACCGCGATTCCGGTTGCAGACGGCGGCACCGGCATGGGATCGTTTGCCGCGAACTCCATTCTCACCGCCGGCCCAACCTCCACCGGGCCATTCAAGAGCATCCCGGTCACGGGGTTGAGTTCGACCTTCCTCGATGGCACCGGGAACTTCTCGACGCCTCCCGTACCGACCGGCGGCGGAACTGGAACCGTAACTTCGGTCGATCTTTCTCTCAGCTCTGAATTCAGAATCAGCGGAAACCCGGTCACCGGTGCGGGCGTGCTGATCGCAGGATTCATCCAACCGTTGAATGTCGCGCATGGCGGAACAGGGTTAGGTAGTGTCGGCATCGGAGCCGTGGTGCGCGGCGGCCTCACTTCGACCGCTCCCTTCCAGGGAACGCCGCTCACGAATCTAACTTCGACGTTCTTGGACGGCACAGGGAATTTCAGCACGCCACCTTCCGGCGGAGGCGGCGGTGCGGGAACCGTGACATCGGTTGACCTTGCGCTCTCCTCGGAATTCACGGTAAGCGGGAATCCTATTACGAACGCCGGTCAACTCGTCGTCGGATGGCGCGCTCCACTGGGTGTGGCCCACGGAGGGACCGGGATGGGAAGTTTCGGACCGGGCCTCGTGATGGGCGGGTTGACCTCGACCGGAAATCTGCAAGGGCTCCCGCTCACGAACCTGACGAGCACGTTCCTTGCGGGCGACGGAATTTTCCGCATACCGATCAATCCGGGCGGAACCGTGCAGTCGGTCGCGCTTGCGATGACTTCGGAATTCTCGGTGCAAGGGACTCCGATCACAGGTTCCGGCACCTTCACGATCGGATTCACGCAGCCCCTCGCGGTCGCGCACGGGGGTACGGGGTTAGGCAGCATCGGTGTCGGGGCGATCCTGAAAGGCGGATTGACTTCGACTGCGCCGGTGCAAGGGTTGCCGTTGACAAATCTCACATCGAACTTCCTCCGTGGAGATGGAGTATTCGGCTTCCCCCCGAGCAATCCTGGCAGCGTCACTTCGGTTGACCTGTCACTCAGTTCGGAGTTCAGGACGAGCGGTAACCCGATCACCGGAGCCGGGACGCTCGTCGTCGGTTTTGTGCAGCCTTTGAGCGTTGCCCACGGCGGCACGGCAATGGGGAGTTTCGGTCCCGGCGTACTGTTGGGAGGACTCACTTCTACCGGACCGATTCAGGGATTGCCCCTCACGAATTTGACTTCCAATTTCCTGCGTGGGGATGGCGTCTTTGCAGTTCCTCCGACGCCCTCGGGAGGAACCGGAACGGTGACTTCGGTCGCTCTGGTCATGAGTTCGGAGTTCATCATCGCCGGATCTCCGATCACGACCTCGGGGCAATTCTTGGGAAGCTGGGTGTTCCAGACGCAAAACTTCATCTTCGGCGGGCCGGGGACCGGAACCCTTCCGGGCACGCCCTCATTCCGCGCGATGACTAACGCCGACGTGCCGCAGGCCCTGAGCGGCAAGACGCTCACGTCGAGCACGTTCCAGAACCCGACGATGAAATCGCAGGTTCTGACGTTCGGATCGGCAATCAAGTGGAACATGCAAAGCGGGGCGATCGGGCTTCTCGGGATGGACTCGACCGCAGTCGGTCTGATGGACACTCCGGCGAATGTGCCGAACGCTGGCTCGGCGATTTTGCGGATCATGCAGCTTGGAACGGGCCTGCCGAACATCGGCTGGAACGCCTACTGGAAATTCGAGGCGGTCGCCGGTGCCCGCACGCTGCCAGTGCTCTCAAGCGGATTCTCGAACATCGACGTGTTCTCGCTCTACATGGAAAGCACGGCGGGCTATGCCGTCGCGAGGAAGAATTTTAAGTAATGGCTATTGCCAGAACGGCAGTCGGAACCGTAGCTCAGGCGAGTTCCGGTACGAATATCACCCCTGGTATACCTGCGGGGACCGCCCTCAACGACATTCTTGTGTGTGTCTCCTGCCACGGTGCTGGCGGGGATGTACTCTCGTTCAACGCGAACGATGGAAGCTGGACGAAGAAGATCGAGCTTGCGAATGGCACGCAGCATAAACTGACCATTGCATGGCGCAGGGCTTCGGGATCAGAAGGAGCACCCACGATCTCTGGTCATACGCAGGACATCCAAGCGAGGATTACCGGCTACAGTGGTTGTACCACTTCTGGAGACCCTTTCAGTGCCTCGAATAGCCAGAACAATGCCGCCTCAACTACGGTAACGGCTCCCGGAATCACCCCTGGAACCTCTACAGACATGGTTGTCTTTGCCGGGTGTCAGTCAGACACCGGGGCGGGGTTGGCGGTATTTTCGGCCTATAGCGGGACTGATCCGACCTTCACTGAGGCAGTTAATAATAACTTTGGCGGCTCGGTCATCAACCCGGCGATCTTCCTTGCCGATGGACTCACGACCGATGGAGCAGCTACTGGAAACAGAACCGCGACAAGTACGACAAACCTTATCAGCACTGCGGCTCTTCTCTCGCTAACCCAAGCGGGCGGAGGGGCAGTGGTCGTTCCTCCGGTCGGTGGGTTCATCGCCCCGGTTTTGCTTTGGTGATATATTGACGCGCGAAAGGAGCCTGCCATGAGTTCACAGATGCAACTTCCGAAAGTCGAGCGGATGGCCGATATCGTCAGTCACGCCGCCGCGGTCAAGCTCGCGATGGACGGCGCGTTCGACGAGAAAATCGCGGCCCTGAAAGCCGCGCAGGCGGAGCACGACGAGGCGGTCGCAATCGCGGCCACGCTCGCCGATGCGAAAAAGATCAAGGACGACGCAATCGAGCAGGCGGGAAAGGCAAGTGCCGCCGCCGCCCTGACAACCGCTTCGGCGCAGGAATTGATGGACAAGGCAAAGGCCCGCGAGGCTACCGTGTCCGCCCGCGAGTCGGCGGTTGCAAGCCGCGAGTCCACGGTGGACGCCCGGCAGGCCGCGCAAGACACCCGCGAACAGGCGATTCTGGACGCGCAAAACGCTCGCGACAAGGACTTGAGCGCCCGCGAAACCGCAGTCAAAAAGGCGGAGACGGACCTCGTCGGGAAAGTGAAAAAACTCGCAGCCGATCAGACCGCATTTAATCAGAGACTTGACAGCCTCAGGGTTTAGGCGGACTATCCCGCGCAATATGCGGTTAGCGAGCGCCCACTCAGAATGCCGAAGGAGAAGTCCATGCCTGCATTGATCCGGTTGTTCCTCTCGTTCTTCAACCTCGGCATCACCACAGTCAAGCTCGGCCCGAACGACCCAGCGCAGAACCTGGAACAGGCGGGCGCCCTCGTCCCGAACGGGGCGATGGTCGGGCTGGCCGCCGCGCTCTCGGCCAACGCCTCCCCGGCCTTCGGGAACGCGAGCGGAACCATCATCCCTAACAGCCCCGCGCCCACGATGTACCCCGCCGCCGCAATGGTCGGCGGGTACATCATGCGATTTTCCCCCGGCGCCGCGACTACCGACTCCACCGACACCGGCACCAATATCGTCGCCGCCATCCCCGGGGCGAAAGTCAACCAGACCTTTCCCCTTACCGTTGCCAATCTCGGCTCTGGCGCCATCACCATCGGATCGAATACCGGCGTGCAGCTCTTCGGCACGATGGTCATCGGCTCGGCTACGGCTCGTCTATTCCTCGGACAGGTCACCGGCTCGAACACCATCAGCCTGACCAACCTCTTTACCTGGAACCTCGGAACCGGCGGCACCAGCGCCGCGGGCCTGTAGGATGTCGAACACGCCCAACCATACCAAGCTCGCGATCGGCATCCCGTCCCTCGGGGACTGGAAAGCGGACTTCGGGTACTCGCTTGCGCAGATGTGCGTCTATATGTCGGCGGCGCTGTTCGAGGAAGGGCAATCGCGCGAAGTCCTATTCATCGACAAGCGCACTTCCAACCTGCCGCGCTCGCGTCAGGAAATCCTGGAAGATGCCGTGTTGCAGGATTGCACGCACGTTCTCTTTCTCGACTCCGATCAGACGTTCCCGATGGACACAGCGCACCGGCTGATGCGCTGGAAAAAGTCCATCGTCGCGTGCAACATCCCGCTGAAAACCATTCCCTCGTACCCGACTGCTCGAGCGCGCGGCCCCTCGCCTTTCGGCGTGCCGATCCTGTCGAATTCGCCCTCGAATCCGATGGGGCTTGAAAAGGTCTGGCGAGTCGGGTCGGGCGTCATGATGATCGACTGCTCGATACTCAAGTCGATGCCGAAACCCTGGTTCGAGCTTCGCTACTCCGACAAGCACCAGCAGTTCGTCGGCGAGGACTGGTATTTCATCAAGCGGGCCGAGGACGCCGGGTTCGAGACGTACATCGACCACGACCTTTCGCGGCATATCGGGCACGTGGGGAATTTCCAGTACACCCACGCGCAAATTCCGTCCGTGCAAGAGGAGAAGGCAGCATGATCTCCAAATTGATCCGCGCGCTGTTCCGCCCGCAAGCCGCCGCGAACACCACTTCGTTGCCGGGTCAAATCGCCAATGTCCCGGCCGGGATCGTTCCGGACAACGTCGGCATGTACGGGCTCATGGGCCTCATCGCCAACCTGGACGGCTTGGACCCGGACCTGATCGCGGTCGCTGGCGGGGCGGCAACGGCTGTCACCCTGACCGGCGTGCAGATGATAAACATGGTGGTCGATTTTTCGAGCACCGCGAGTTCCGGTATTACCGTCACCACGCCCACTGCCGCGCAGATCATCGCCGCCTTGCCTCCGACAATTCCGGGCGCCGGGTTCAATTTCCTGTGGGTATTCATGAATGACGGCACCGGGCAGACCGTGACACTGGCGGGCGGCTCGGGTGTTACCGTCAACGCGAAGACCTTGACCGTATTGACCGACACGGCTCGATGCTTCATCGTCAATACGAACGTAAATGCCGGAACCGTCACCATCGTCGGAATCGGCGGAGGACTCACCCTATGAAACTGCTCGCATTTTTGCTCGCGTTTTTTGCCCTCGGCGTGGGCGAGCCCGATCCGGACGCCGACAAGGAAGAAGAAAAACAAGAAGACGCTCCGGACCCGGCCGACGATCTCGATCTTGACCTCCCGGACGCCGCACCGGACAAGGACAAGCCAGATGGCAAGGACGCCCGCCCCTCGGCAGACGAATTCAACGCGGCGCAGGCCGCAGTCAAAGCCGAGAAGGAGCGTGCCGATCGGTACGAGCGCGAGCTCGGCGATCTGCGCCGCCAGCGCGGCCCGGCAGAGGATGAAGTCACGCGCCGGGAGAACGCACGCCTCGCAGACGAGAAGACTTCGGATCTTGAAAAGTGGCAGATCCAGGCGAACCGCGAACTGCGGGCCGGCCGCAACGCCGCTCAATTCGCACTCGCGCAAGCGCACGACGTTTCCGACAAGACTGCGTTCGCCGCAGTCGCCATCAAGAAGCCCGCGCTTTTCAAACGATACGAGGCGCGCGTCGAGGAGGAACTCGCGAAGGTGCGCGCCAACGGCGGCAACGCCCAGCGCGAGGCGATCTTCAAGTACCTCATCGGACAGGACGCCCTGGACGACAAGTTCGCGCGGAAGAAACCTGCCGCCGACAAGGGCGAGGAAAAGACAACCGTGGCACGCGGGAAACTCCCCGGCGCGCGGTCTGACGTGACCGGCAAGAGCGGCGCAATGACCGCGAAGCAGAAACTCGAACGCAAGTTGCAGGACGTGCAAATCTAGGAGACGTTCATGAAAGCGAATCTGACCTTCAATTTGAGCCTCTCGTTGGTTCTTGGCCTGTTCCGGCCGGGACTGACCAACGCCGCTGCGGGCTTCACCGCCGACGTAGAGGCGTACATTCAGGAGGAGGTCGAACCGCTTTCCCGGCGCCTGCTCGTCGCCTACCAGTTCGGCGTACCGCTGCGCCTCGACATCAACCGGGGCACGACCTACACGGCTTCCCGCTACGAACGCCTGCCTCTCCCCTTCGCGGCCTTGCAGGAAGGCGTCGCGCCGACCGGCGAAGGCATGACCCTCACGCAGGTTTCCGCCACCGCCCAACAGTGGGGCGACTTGGTGCGCGTAACCGACGTTGCGAACCTCACGATCAAGCACCCGCTATTCCAGCAGGCGATTCAGTTGGTGAGCCTGCAACTGCCCGAGACGCTCGAACGCAACACGATGAATACCCTGATCGCCGGAAATCAGGTCAACTTCGTCAACTCGCGCGCGAACCGCGCGGCGCTTGTCGCAACCGACGTACTGTCCCCGACCGAAGTCTATCGCGCGGTCGGCTCGATGGAAGCCTACGGCGTGCCGCACTTCATGGGCGACGAGCGCGAAGACATCATGAAGGAAGCCGGAGCGTACAACGACCGCTCACGCTCGCCCTCGGTGATGGAGCACTACGTTGCGCTCATCCACGCGCTGCCGGTGAACGACATGCGCCAGAACGCGACCGTGGCGAACGCCTGGTCGATGTCAGATGTAAACCGGCTCTACAACAACGACCTCGGCGAATGGGGCGGAGTGCGCTTCTGCAAGTCGAACATGATCCCGTTCTGGCAGGGGCTTGCGAACACGACCAACGGCACGGCGTCCGCCTCGGGCGGCAACCTCGCCTCGAATACCTACTTCGTACAGATCACCGCGTCGAAGGCGCAGACATCGGTCGAAGAAAAGATTTACCAAGTGGGCGCGGGCGTGGTCGTCACCGGACCGAACGGCTCGATCAGCGTCGTCCTGCCGACCGTGGCGAACTACGTGTTCAACGTCTACATCGGAACGTCGGCGAGCCCGACGAACCTCGGACTATCCGCGTCTGGCCCCGCGACTGGACCTCTGGCAGGCCAAGCCACCCAGCTTGCGAGCGGCGCCACGGTCATCATCACCGGCATCGGCGCGGCGCAGACCCCGCAGGCCGCACCAGCCACCGGCGTATTCGTGTTCCCGACGATCATCATCGGGGATCACGCCTACGGACAGGTGCTGCTGGAAAACCCCGAGTTCCACTACCTGACCGGCGCCGACAAGTCCGACCCGCTCAACCAAACGCGCGTCGTGTCGTGGAAGGTGTTCTACGGCAGCATCATATTGAATCAGGCTTTCTTTATGCGCGTAGAGTCGTCCAGTGCATTTTCTCCTGGCTACAACATTGGTACTGTGACCCCGTAATAGGAGCCCCTGATGCCCAAGCCTGTCACATCTGACGCCGAAATCGAGCGCCTCAGAGCCGAGATCAAGCGGCTCGAGGGGGCGCTCGCCGACGCGAACACGGCCTCCGACGATGCCGCTCGCCGAGCGATGTTCTTCAAGAACGACAACGAGGAACAGCCGACCGGCAAGACCGTCACGCGCAGGAAGGCAATGAAGCCCTGGGAGAAGAAAGAGGACGACCAGGACTTTCAGGACGTTGAACTGCCGACCTTCCTCTACAAGATCGACATGCCGCCCGTGGGTGGTGTGGACATCAAGCTGAACGGCGAGTCGCTTCAGCATGGGGTCGTGTACGAAGTGGACATCGACCAGTTGCGCTACCTGAAGGCGGTCGTATTCAAGCTGCGCGAGCACGAAGCGACGATCCACGGGACGGACGAAAACGCCTACCGTCCGAAGGTGAACGCGCGCTTCTCCGGGCGCACCGGCGGACGGGTTCACTGATGTTCGGGAAAAAGACCGTCCTTGCCAACCCCGCTCAGACCGCGATCACCGGCACCGTCACACTGACCGCCCAACTGGCCGGGAATTCCGGTCGAGGGATGCAGGTTCAGTTCTATGCCTACGACGGCGAATCGAAGGAATCTCTGAACGACCGCTGCGACATTTTTCAGGAAGTGATCGAGCGCCAGCGTTCGCGCGCCGAGATCCCCGAGCTGGAGGCGAAGAAAGAGCAGATGGTGAAGGGCTTGCAGCAGGCGCGCGATGTTCTGGCCGAACTTGAAGAGAAACAGCAGTCCGGGAACATCTCGTCGCAGGAGCGCATGAACCTGAAGAACATGCGCGTCAACATCGCAAAGGTATCCGAGGAAATCGACAAGGGAACCGAAGCCATCCAGGAGGCAAAGAAAAAAGCCGGGGTAGGGTGATGTCGTGCTCACCTCGACGCAGATCGTCAATTACGCCTGTGAAGTAGCGAAGGCTCCCGGCTTTACGTCGAGGGGCGGTCAGGCCCTCAATCTCGTTCTAAACGATCTCGTTCTGCACCGCGACCTGAAGATGTTGCGGAAGCAGGCGACGATCAATATCACGATCGGATCGAACGGGCCGTTCCTACTGCCGGCCGATTACCTTCGCACCTACGACCTTTACTACACGGTCAACAATTTCCCGTATTTCCTGTTTCCCCTGTCGCAGGAGCAGTACGACGCGCTTTTCAAAGACCCGTCGATTGCGAACTACCCCTACGCCTATGCAACCGACCTGACGGCGCAGCAGACGCAAGGGCAGGGGAGCCTATTCATCTTCCCGCAGTCCACCACTGCGCTCGCCCTCACTCACCGCTACATGGTGAACATGCCGGACATCGCAACGCCGGAAACTTCTTCGACCGTGCCGTGGTTTCCCGATCAGGATTACCTCATTCACGCGACCGCTACGCGCTTGATGAAATCGACGGACGACCAACGCTACGAGCAGTTCGTCAAGGATGGCGAAACCTTGCTGAGAACCCACATCATTATGGAAGGCGACGAGCAGAAGGTGGTCAAGGAAATAAGATTGGACCCTCAGAGATTCCATCTCAACAGGACTCTGCGCCCTACTAAGCTATCGCCATATTGATGCTCACACTCGAACAACGCTTCGCCACGAAATATATTCAGGCATCATGCGGATGCTGGATATGGACGAGCTTTGAACTTCGTGACGGTTACGGAGGATTCGGAGTAAGAGGAAGACCGGTACTTGCTCATCGCTTTTCATGGAAATTGCACAAAGGAGAAATTCCCAATGGGCAATGCGTATTGCATCATTGCGACGTGCCCCTCTGCGTGAATCCAGACCACTTGTTCTTGGGTACTCAACAAGACAACATACGCGATAAGGTTGCAAAGCATCGTCAGGCCACAGGAGAGCGTCACGGAATGGCGAAACTTACTGACGTTCAGGTTGCTGAGATTCTTGGAATGAAAGGACAAGAAAAGGCAAAGACTGTTGCAGCGAGATACGGCGTTACACCGGAGCGAATCTGGCAATTGTGGGGAACGCAGTAATGCCGATCCGAGAACGCAACTACCCAGTCAGATTCACTCCGCGCGGCCTCGTTGACGCTTTCGACGCCACGGACAAGTTTCCGGGGGCGTGCATCTCGCTCATCAACCTGATCTTCGACCAGTCGAATCCGGAGATCATGGTTTCAAGGCCCGGTGTGACGGTCATTACGAATTTCCCTGGTTTCACCACGCCGGGAGCAGTTTCCGTTCATATGACGATTGGCTCGCGCACCTACGGGATGATTGCGAGCGGGCGGAATTCCGGCAAGGACGAACCGTTTTCCTTCAACCATACGAGCGGTACATTCGACACGGTAACCGGGATCACGAACGCCAACAGCCCGAGTACCCAAGCGACGACCGGAGCGTGGATACCTCCGACAATGGCGAACATCGGAACGAAGATCGTCGTCACGCATCCGGGGTTCTCCGGCGGCGCGATCAAGTTCGGAGTGTTCGACATTTCGACTCCGAGCGCACCGACGTGGACCGCGCAGGACACGGTGACGAACGCCCTGCCTTCAGTGCCGATTGCTGTGGCGAATTTCTACAACCGCGCCTACTTCGCGCTCTCGAATCCGCAATCGCTCGCCTATACGGACGTGCTGACGCTCACGCGGACATCTGCCACGCAGGCCCTGACGATAGGCGACGCGGACGTGATTACCTCGCTCCAGGGTCTGCCGGTTCAAACGACATCGACGGGAATCGTGCAGGCTCTGCTCGTATTCAAACCGTTCCAAGTGTGGCAGATCACGGGCGATCCGGCGACGAACAACCTCGCGCAGAATTACCTGTCCTTGACGGTGGGAACCTCGGCGCCCCGCTCGACTGCCAACTCTCCAAAGGGCTGCTACTTCGTCTCGACCGGGGGACCGTACATCGTTGACCAGCTCGGGCTTGTGCGTCCCGTGACGCACTCTGGCAGAGACGACGACAATCCTGACATCCAGGTTCCGTTCCAGAACGCGGTGACGCCCTCTCGGATCAACGGAGTGTATTCGGGGACTGTGTACCGCGTGTCGCTCGAAACGGTCATCCGTGGCGTCGATTCGGTCAATGACTACTGGTACGACGAGCACCGCAAACGCTGGACCGGGCCGCACACCTTTGCATACGACAACGGGACGCAACTCGGCAACTACTTCGTCCTGGTGTCGAACGCGAATCCTGCGATTCTTTTCAAGAGCCAGATCATTCCGGATTCGACTTCAGTCTATGCCGACAACGGCGTTGCGCTGATGACCACGATGACCTCTTCGACCTTCCCGAAGACCGGCCACATGACCGAGAAACAGGTGGTCGAATCGACGCAGGAACTGTCCGCCGCGGGAAGCGCGGTCGCATACACAGTTACGGCGGTGGATGACCAGAACAATCAACTGAACCAGACGCAGATGATTACGGCCTCAAAGGGAAAGAACTGGGGTGCCTTCAACTGGGGGGATGGCACGCTCTGGACGAGTTCGCTTAACATCCCGCACGTGTATAACGTGCCGTGGACGGCGCCCCTGGTGTTCAAGAAAATGGCGCTGCAAATAACTGCATCTACGGCCTCGGCTCTTTCTGTCGGGACATTCTTCGCACGCTATCAAGACCTCGGATACACGAACAAGGCATGACCATGTTCCGACCCTCCGCGATCATAGGAACCCTGCCGAATACGCTGGTGAACGGCACGCTTGCGGACGCCGTTCCGGTAATGGCGGATCTGAATTTCATCGTCACTCAGGTCAATGCGAACGCGGCTCCGCTTGCGAATACGGCACTCCTCAACGTGACCAACTCTTTCACTCTCCCTCAGGCCGGAGTGTCTGCGCAGGCAGTATCGCAATTTGTAATTGCGCAGGATGTCCAGAACAACTCGTATCTCGCACTGACAAGTACCTTTGGAACGAACACGCTGACCGCGAGAACAGCACTGGTCATACCCTCGTCCCTCGTCGCTGGACAGAGCGTTTTCCTGATCCCGTCGCAGACGAACACTGGAGCGGCGTCTCTCAGCCGGGATTCGCTCGGTTCGTTTGCAATACTGCAAATGGGATCGGCGTTAGCCGGTGGGGAATTGAAAGCTGCTGTTCCGGTTGAATTGCTATTCGATGGCAGCTTTTATAACGTAATCGGCCCCCCACCAAAGACAGCTACCGGAACATTTGGAAACGTAGTCGTTGGGACTAATCCAGCGATGACTGGAATTATAAGAGTTCCTAACAACGTTTCTATCAACGCCCGCAACGCTGGAAACAGCGGCGATGTCAATCTTGTCTACTTAGATGGCTCCAATTTCGTCCAAGTAGGCGGTGGAGTTCAGGTTGTTGCAAATCTTTCTCCGATCACAAATTCGCTCGGTGGCGATGTCAACCTAAACAACACGGGAACCTATTTTAACGGTCCCGCTGTCGCTCAAGGTACATCGGGAACGTGGTTTGTGTCCGGTTCTGTTACGTGCCTATCGGGTGCCTCTCCGAATACTTTCACTGCGAAACTGTGGGATGGTACGACTGTCATTGCATCCGGCGCTGCTACCACATTCGCAGGAGCTACAGTAACTGTCATCGCTCTGTCTGGATTTATGACTAGCCCGGCGGGCAACCTAAGAATAGACGTGAAGGACATTACTGCTACAGACGGCAAGATTGTGTTCAATTCATCCGGCAACTCGAAAGACTCGACCATCACGGCGTTCAGGATCGGATGATTACCCTCTCCCAATACGTCGGCCCGTGGTCGGACTCTCCGGACTGGACGCCGGAGCGGCAGGCGAACGCAGAAGCATTGCTCGCAAAGTGCGATGCGCTCGAAGCCGAAATGATGGAGGCGGGCGTAGAGTTTCCGGTCAATCCGAAAACGACAACGCAGGTGAGCGGCGAAGTGTACGGCGGATTTCGCCCGCAGTCCTGCCCGATTGGCGCTTCCCACTCGAACCACAAGGAAGGGCGCGCGGTGGACCGCTACGATCCGTTCGACGCGATCGACAACTGGTGCATGGTGCATCAGGACCGCTTGAAGGAGCACGGAATCTGCATCGAGCATCCGGACGCAACGCCGCACTGGTCGCACTGGCAGTCAGTTCCGCCCGCGTCCGGACATACCGTTTTTAGACCGTGATGGACTGGACTCCCATCATCCAGCAGTTAATCGTTACAGGCGGAGGGGTAGCTGTCGTCTGGATCAAACTGCACTCCATAGAGAATAAAGTCAACGGACTTTCAGACAAGCGTGCTGACGAGGCTAAACAGTCGGGAATCTCTGCGGGCATCGTTCTGGAAAAGGACGCACAACAGGTGAGGAGTGACGCGCATAGTGCCGACGAAAGGAAAGGCCCATGACTGAACCGGTAGTACCCGTTGAGCGCAGGCAGCAACCGTTCGTTCTTGACGAGGCGAAGTTCGCTACGCAGAAGATTCTTTCGGTGGTCCTGATAGCGATATTCGCAGGCGTGGTCACGGCGATCTTTCTCTACAGCACGGACCTCGCGGAGCGCTCGATGATAATTCAGACGGTCATCAATATCACGATGATCGTCGTGGGCTTCTGGCTCGGGTCGAGCAAGGGCGCGGCTGATACGCAGGACCGGATGCAGAAGTTCATGCAACCGCCGCCGCTGGTGGTTGTTCCACCATCACCTCCAGCATGAGAGAATTCGATGCATGCAGCTTGCTGTCTCCTGAGCAGACCGAGGAGCAACGTGTGCGCCTTCTCAAAAGCCTCGTCAACTTGGGCAAGCGCGGGAAGCTCGGCCTCGCCCACCGTGAGGCGATCAATGCCGCAGTCAGGGGGCTTCGATTGGGGGCCGGGGGTGCTTGCACCAAGGCGTCTGTTGGGGCTTCTGTCGCGGTAGCACGCTCAGTCGGCTCACGGATTCCCGACCCGGCTCCCATTCAAAGCGAGGTGCGCGCATGAAGGAGCGCGGCATCATAACCGCCCTGACCGTGCTGATCGTCTTCATGCTTAGCGTGCCCGCAGCAGTGGTCGTGAAGTATTGCAAGCCCCCAGTAGCTTTCACATGGGCTGACGGTTGCGTTCCAATACAGCCGCTGCCTCAACAGGGAGACACAAAGGAGTCACCGTGAACTCACTGAAAACGTTCCTGCTATCGTTCCTCTTCTTCGCTTCAAATGCTCTAGCCGCCACGACCGTCTCAGCAGACGGAATCATCGGCATGGTCATCTGGATCGTGGTCATCGGTCTGGTGTTCTGGCTGCTCTGGTTCCTCATCGGCTACGCGGGGATACCGGAGCCGTTCAACAAGGTGATCCGCGTCGTCCTCATGGTGATCGCGGTCCTCATCCTCATCAACTTCCTGCTCAGCTTCGCCGGGCATCCCATAGTGAACTTCCGATAAACGACTTTATGTGAAAGGAAGTACGAGCATGAAACGCATCAGATACAACTGTGCTTTTGTTCTGCTAGTCCTGCTGCAAGGCTGCGCTGCTCTCGGGCTTCCCGTCGCGCAGACGTTCAACGAAAAAGTCGCCGCTGCGTACACAACGGTAAGCACCGTTCGAGGGACAGCGGCAGGGCTTGTCAGCGCCGGCAAGATCAGCCCCGACGACGCACAGAACGTGCAGAATCAGTGCGATCATGCTCGCGCGGCTATCGAGATCGCGCGGCAGCTTCACGCAACCAACCCGTCAGGGGGAGACACAAAACTGGCCTCGGCAACCCTGATCCTCAATGCACTCAACGACTACCTGAAGGGAAGATCATGACCCCCGCTGAAATCATCGCACTGCTCACCTCGCTCGCTAACGCGCAGACCGCCCTCGGGACGCTTTTCCAGAACGCCCGAGCGCAAGGTCGGGACGTTTCCGAGGAGGAGCTAAACAACATCGCCCACGATGACGATGTCGCGAAGGCGCTCCTGGATACCGCAATCGCGAAGGCTCGCGCCGCCAAGTAGCCCGTGTGGATTCTTAGCTCCCTTGGTCGTCCGGAACGTATCCGCAAGGTCGTGGATTCATACGACTGGGGGGATCAGTCGCGCGTCATCCTCGCGCTGTGGGGCGGGGACAAACGCTTGCAGGAGTACCTCTCGCAGAAGTGGCCGGGCGGCTGGCAAACGAAGATCGTTCAGCCCCGCGGGAACGGACCGACGTACAACGCGATATTCGAGATGTATCCGAACGAGGAGTGCTACGGGTTCTTGGCCGATGACGCGATCCTGGACGAGCAGGGTATGCTCCGCATGCTCGAAGAAGCCGCGGGCGATTGGAACGTCGCCTATGCGAACGACAAGCACTGGGGGGCGAAACTCCCGACGATGCCATGTCTCGGGGGCGAGCTCGTGCGCGCGATCGGCTATCTCGCGCCGGAGTGTTTGCTCCACTGGGCGATCGACAATGCGTGGGGCGTGATCGGCGAGCGGCTGGGCGCGCTGCGATATTTCCCGCAGTTGACCTACACGCACCTGAATCCGGTGTGGGGAACAGCACCCGACGATTCGACCTACCAGTGGGCGCGCATGTTAAGCCACGAGTGGGAAAGGCTGTATCGCGCATGGCTGATAAACGAAGTGCCGAAGGCGATTGAGCGCGTGAAGGCGGCGAAGATGAAGGTGGCGGCGTGATCCAAGACCGCGGCTTCTCGCCAGCTAGCGATTTCGGTTCTGCCGGTCTCGGTTCTGCCGGTCCGATTTGGGGCTCGCCTCAGTGGAACGCCACGAACGATCCTCAGCACGCTGCTGACTTGGCGTGGTTTCAAGGTGGCGGGGCGCAGGCTTTGTACGATCGCGATAACGCGTCCGAGATTTCGACTTCGGGGGTGAATACTCCGTGGTATCAAAATCCAGGTCTTTACGGCGTGGCTGCGCTAGTCGGCGGGGCTGGACTGGCAGCATACGGAGCGGGGGCTGGTGGCGCGGCTGATGCTAGTGCAGTGGGTGGTGCGGGCGCTGGCGCTGGTGGGAGCGCCGGAGCGTTGCCCTACGCGGCTGATCCCCTTGCCGGAGCGGGCGGCGCTGGGGCGACTGGTGGAGCCGGAGGAGCGGGAGCCGCCGCGGGCGCCGGTGGCGCAACCGGCGGTTCTGGATTACCGTGGTATACCGGCCCCGCAGTCAATGCAGCAACGCGCGCACTTGGCGGCGGTCAAGGAGGCACTATGCAGCAGCAACCTTATTCATGGCAGGCAGGCGGCAGTCCACAAGGGCCGGTGGGCTACGGTGGCGGACAGCCTCCCGGCGGCGACCTCAGTTGGCTCGGCCCCTTGCTCGGTGGCGGAGCGGGCATCTACGGACTCACGCAAGGAAACCGGCTGTCGAACCCCGGTCTGGATCCGCAACAGCAGGCGCTCGTCAATGCCGGACAGCAGACCTACAACACCGCGCTCGACCCGCAGCAGGCGCTGTACGGACGCACGCAGCAGCAGCTACAGGATCAGGTGCGAGCATCGGACTCCGCCCGCGGCGTGGCGATGTCGCCCTACTCGGCCGGCGTAGAAAACAAGGCGATGAGCGATTTCAACATCGACTGGCAAAACCAGCAGCTCGGGCGGCAAGTTCAGGGGCTCGGCGCAATGGGACAGGCGAACACGGCAGCAACCGGAATCGGCCAGCTCGGCCTCGCAAACCGCGAGTTCGGCGCCGGCCAGAACGCGAGCAACATGAACGCGGCACTGACCGGTCTATCTGGCCTCACCGGTGGCGCTGGACGCGGCGTCGGCGGAGTGGGCATGCCGGGGACCAACTATCTCAGCCAGTGGTATAACAGCATGTTCGGCCAAGGCGGCGCCCAGCCTCCTGCCGGTCAAGCGGGCATGTACGGCAGTAACGTGGACGCCTTCGGCAACCCGATATCGAGCAACTTCAGCGGCGGAATGCCCGGAAACACGGCCGGACCCGCTGGCGGCGGGTTCAACGATTACTCGGGTGGCTGGACCGATCCGACCATGCTCGCCGGAGCGGGCGGCGGCGGGATGGACTTCTCCCAATTCGCGGGCTGACGATCATGCCAATGGCCGGACTCGGGGCAGGATACGTAGAATTCGCGCAGCAGGACCAGCAGCGGGCGCTACAGCAGGCTGCTTTGCAGCGACTGATGATGGAGAACGCCGCCGCTCAGAACCAGCAGCAGGCACGCGGACCGGCTTTCGAGGCGCTGGCACGGCTTCTAGGCCCGCAGGCGGCTCCGGGCGGTGGCATACCCCCGCCACCTCCGGGATCGCCGCAGGGCGGGCCACAGGCGCCGCCGCCGGGTATGAATATGGCGCCACCGCAACCGCAGGCAGGACCGCCTCCCGGGGCGATGCCCCCTCCGCAGATGGGGCCGCAGATGCCTCCTCCTCCGATGGCTGGGGGAGCAGGCGGACCGCCTTCGCCCATGATGAGAACCGGGATGTCGGCAGGAGCCCCAGCGCCCATCCCGCCCTTCCGTCCCATGCCCGGACCGCCTCCAGGAGCAGCGCAACCTGGCGCGCCGGGGCAGATAGCGCCGCCTCCTACTGCTGCGCCGCAACCGGCACCGGAGGCTGTCGCGCAGCCCAACCCGCTCAATCTGCAAAAGATCGTTACGGACCTCAAGCAGTCAGGCGTCCCGCCCGCGAAGGCGATGGATGTCCTCGACTCGCTTTCTCCGATCATGAACGCGCAGAACAAGTCCGAATTGGAAATGTTCAAGGCGACGACTCGCGCACAGGAGGCGGCAATCCACTCCTACCGGGCGGTCATCGAGGAATACAAGGCGCAGAAGGGAATGGAGATCAAGCAGCAGGAGGCGGACCGGCGCGAACGTCAAGGCGATGCCCGGAACGAGATCATGAGAAAGCGCGCCGAAGCGTCCATCGGTGGCTCTGGCAACCTCAAGGGCAAGATCGACCTCATCTACCCGAAAGACGCTCAAGGGAAGGTCGATCAGACCCAACCGCCCATCGGCACGCGCGCGACCACAAAGACCGGCAAGATCGTGTACCTGGACGCGGACGGATTGCAGACCACAGCCGCGGCGCTCGCGGGCGGCACGGCGAGCGAGGACAAGGCGAGCCGGGTAGGAGTGACGAACGTCGTGCGGCAGAACATCGTGCGGGCAGGCGTGACGAACTCCCTCCGGCTGCTTGACGAAATCGAGAAGGAGTACCCGAAGGACAATACCTCCGTGTTCTTCGGCACGCACGGCGAGAATCCGCTCACCAAAGGCGCCTACGGAATGGGCCGCAGCGCCATCGGATCGAAAGCGCGGCAGGTGGACGCGAAGTGGGCCGGATTCATCGACGAGGCGATCCCAGTATTCACTGGCGGCTTGCGCGGTTCGGACGCCTTCCGCCGGTTCCTGATCGAGCAGGCACCTGGACCGGGAGATGATCCTGCCAGCCGCGCGGTCAAGGTCAAGACGATCAGGGACAACATCAGTGGAACGAGCAAAGCGTTCTTCAACAAGTTCGCGAGCGATCCGTCAATGTGGGCGCCGGGCATCAAACCGGAGGAAGTCGAGGAAGCGAAGCAGGGCGCCGGTGCTCCCGCCAAGCCGAAGGCTGCAACAGGAGGCGCGCCGACTCCTGGTACTGTCGAAAGCGGGTACAAGTTCAAGGGCGGAGATCCCGGTAAACGTGAGAACTGGGAGCCTGTCGGTGCCATGCAAGGCGTGAGAGGCTGACGTGCAACCGTGGGAAAAATACGCTGGCGGCGACGCAAAGCCGTGGGAGAAGTACGCCAGCACACCGGAACCGGCCAAGCCTGCTGCCGCACCCGCACAGGAGCCGGAAGGCACGGCAACCGACTTCATCGCCGGGAACCTGAATAAGGGTCTGGCTGGCGTAGCGGGCATGCCAGTCGATACCGCGCAGAATATCTACAATCTCGGCAAGGCGGCGGTCGGTACAGCCACCGGCCGGCCGCAGGACTTCCCGCTCGTAGAAGGCACGCCCGGCGGCTCGCAGTGGATCGAGGGGAAGATGCGCGGCGCTGGCATGATTCGTCCCGGAGCGGAGCCGCAGTCCAAGGTCGGGGAGTACGGCGCGCGCGCGCTCCAGTTCGGGGCCGGAG